TAAAGTAGTATATCGAAATACACATTCGATATTAATAGTAGATGGGGTGAACTTTCCTATTTTAGTTGAGAGGCCCCCAAGTGGTAGCTTTACCCAAATTCTTTATTATAAAGAATATCCCTGGAAACTGTATTCAATTTCAGACGAATGGAAAAAGCCTACTTACAAGAAAGCATAATGAAGTTATCTAGAAGACAAAAGCGAATGTTAGAGCAGGGCAAGGTAGAAGAAAGTGACTTTCTTCGAGATAAAGCCCTTAAAACTAGAATAATCAAACCTATAACTGATAATCAAAAACAAGCATTCGAGGATTTCTATGATGATCAAAATCTTTTGTTAACTGGCTCGGCAGGTACTGGAAAAACATTTATTGCCTGCTATCTAGGGTTAAGTGAAATATTACAACGACCAGAAATATACGATACTTTGACAATAGTTAGATCTGTTGTTCCAACTAGAGATATGGGATTTATCCCCGGTAAAATACATGAAAAACAGCAAGTATACGAAATGCCTTATACTGCAATTTTTCAAGAACTGTCTCTAGATGATGATCGTAGATTCTATGATAGGCTAAAAAGCGAAGGACTTGTAAACTTCATTAGTACCTCCTTTATTCGAGGACATACATTAAAGAATAGTATTATCATAGTAGATGAAATTCAAAATATGAACTTCAATGAACTATGGACTGTAATTACACGGGTTGGGAAAAATTGTAGAATTATCTTTTGTGGAGATATTAAACAAAATGATCTTTACAATCAAAGACAAGAGAGCGGATTTAAAAATTTCTTTAAGATTTTAAATAGTATGGAATCTTTCTCTACTACTGAATTTAATATTAATGATATCGTAAGAAGTGACATGGTAAAAGAATTTATTGCAACAGCAGATAAATTAAGCATATCACCTAATACCTAGTGGAGCATATATGCCAAGAGCTATAATAACAAACAGGATTTTTATAGAAACTAATCCTGAATTACAAGCTGAGCTCTTGAGGAACCTGACCTATAGTATTGATAATTATAGGACAGATCTACCACCAAGAATCATAACTACCGCTAGAGTTATTCGTGAGGGCCTTATGAGTATCCCTAGCGGTAGAATTGATCTGATACCAAAAGATTATCAGATTATCAACCAACGTGTAAAACAAGAGGTGGAATTTCCTGAGTTTAAATACACTCTACGTCCATCTCAAAAAGAAGTTTACGATTCAGTAAACTCAGATTGCTTTGTTAATGCTTGGACCTCTTGGGGTAAGACATTTACAGGGCTTGCAATAGTTGGAAAATTAAAACAAAAAACTTTGATCATCGTACATACTCTTGCATTACGAGATCAGTGGAAGGACGAGATTGTCAAGGTATACGGCTTTCAACCTTCTATTATTGGCTCTGGTATCTTTAATACCAACGCTCAGATAACTATTGCTAACATACAGAGCCTGTATAAAGCACCACCTGAGCTAATTAATCGAAGCTTTGGCACGATAGTTGTAGATGAATGTCATCACATTCCATCAAGAACTTTCTCCGCAATAATTGATGCTAGTCATGCAGCTTACAAAATAGGACTATCAGCATCAGCCAGACGTAAAGACGGTCTGCACGTGTTGTTCCCCGATTTTTTCAGTAAGACGCATTATAAACCTCCTAGAGAAAACTACATGACACCAGAAATTCATCGTATACAATTACCTATACGGTTGAGCGACGGTACGGAAACTTGGGCAGCAAAGCTCAATGAATTAGTTATGCTAGAAGAGTATCAAAGAAGTATAGCATTGATTGCAGCCAGTTATGCATCTAAAGGTCACAAGGTTCTAGTTATTGGCTCTAGAACCCATCTTTTAGAGAGATGCCACGAGTTGACTCCAAACAGCGTTTGCATAATTGGTCAAACTAAAGATAGAGAAACACAGATTAACAAAATAAAATCTGGAGAAGCCAAAGTCCTGTACGGAAGTACAAATATACTTTCGGAAGGTATCTCTATCAATGAACTTAGCTGTCTTATATTGGCCACACCACTAAACAATGAGCCTCTATTAGAGCAGCTTATTGGGCGTGTTATTAGGTTACAACCAAATAAACCTAAGCCAATAGTAGTAGATCCTTTATTGATTGGCAAAACTGTTAGTAAACAGGCTCAGTTAAGAAAAGGATATTATCTACGGCAAGGTTACGAAGTCAAAGAGCTCTAAAAAATTTAACTTGACTTTTACTTAGAGGTGTGTTACTATCATGATTCTATTCGACTGGGAAAAGGTTCGTACTCAATCGAACGGTAAGATATCAGCTGTAATACAAATTATAAGTGCCATTACTTGGCCAGAAGTACTTCCAACACGACGTCAAATTATGGTAAATAAATTCTATGGAAAAGACTTTTCTGGAAATAGTTTTTTGCTAAATCCAGAAGATTTACTGAATAAAAAATACGAACTTAAGCCAAAAGATATAGTAGAATATATTATGCTAGCCTCTAAAAGATGTTATGCTGATTATCTAATAACAGCCAAAACCACTTTAGATGCAAGACTAGTACCGTATACTGTATCAGGCAATGAGCTACTCACAATTGCAAACAACGAAATATATTTCAAATATGAAGGAAATTAATAATGGCGCTGTCATTTAATCAAGTTAAAGGCGAAGCAAGCAAAGAAAAAACTCCCAGCTACAAAATGCGTGATGGTGAAAACCGTATTAGGCTTTTTGGTGGAGTGCTTGCTAGGTACATCTACTGGGTTCCTAACAAGGACGGTCAAAAGACCCCGGTTGAGTGCCTTAGCTTCAATCGAGAAACTGAAAAGTTTAATAATGGAGAAAAAGATTGGGTTAAAGAATACTTCCCCGACCTTACTCCCGAGTGGGCCTACGCAAGTCTCTGCATTGATCTGAAAGACCCTGGCACGGTAAGAATCTTCAACCATAAGAAGAAGCTTTTTACAACGATCGTGAATATGGTCGAAGAGCTTGGGGACCCCACAGACCCCACAACGGGCTGGGATATTGTTTTTAATAAAGCAAAGTCTGGTCCTAAAATTTATAATGTGGAGTACACGGTTATGCAACTTAAGTGCAAACCGAGGGCTCTCACAGAAGTTGAGCTTGGAATGTTCAGTAAACATCCAACTATCGACGAAGTTCTTCGTCGTGCCCCCGCAGAAGATATCAAGAAGTACCTTGATGAACTTCGTGCTGGCGCTCCGGCTTCTAAAGAAAGTATTGATGACGAAATTCCGAGCGAATTTAGTTAATGATTGGGAGGCGGAATTCGTTCCGCCTCCTTCTCTTATGAAAAGGTATGCATGAAAGATATATTATTTACGGCCGATTGGCATATAAAGCTAGGCGCAAAAAACATACCTATTAACTGGTCTATTAATAGATATAATCTATTTTTGGAACAGGTTAGTAAAGTTGAAGATAAAGCAGGACTACATATTGTAGGCGGAGATATATTTGATAGACTTCCATCACTGGCAGAACTTTCAATATATTTTAAGTTTGTAGGCTCCTGTAAAATACCTACAATTATTTATGATGGAAATCACGAAGCTACTAAGAAAAATGAAACCTTCTTTGATTCCCTAGTACAAGTAACAGCATCTTTAAATCCCTTAGTAAGTGTTGTTACTAAAACTATTGAGTATGAAGATCTTACTATACTGCCCTATGCTGATCTACATAAAAAAGACAGCATAGAAAAGTGTAATAAAGATAAACCTCTTTTTACACATGTTAGAGGAGAAATTCCTCCACATGTTAAACCTGAAGTTGATCTAGATAGATTTAATGATTTTCCAGTAGTATTTGCAGGTGACTTACATAGCCACTCTAATACGCAAAGAAACATTGTATACCCAGGAAGTCCTATGACCACTAGTTTTCATAGGTCACTTGTAGAAACTGGATATATACTTATAGAAAATGATTTTTCGGATTGGAAGTGGGAACCTTTTAAACTTCCTCAGCTTATAAGAAAAACAGTAAGTTCTCCGGATGAGATGGTCCCAACAGATTTTCATCATACTA